TTCAAAAATTTGCAATGTCGAGTATGATCCGGCAGCAGTGTGTAACGAATGGGAAAAGTTTTTACTTGAAATCATGCAGGGAGATCGTGACAAAATTCGTTACCTCCAGAAGATAGCCGGATTGTCGCTGACTGGAAATACGCAGGAAGAAACATGTTTCATTCTTTATGGAAGCACAACAAGAAATGGAAAATCTACATTTTGTGAAACCCTGATTTATCTTTTGGGGGATTATGCTCTGACCATGAAGCCGGAAACACTGGCAGTAAAACAGAACCTTGATAGCCGTCAGGCGTCCGGTGATGTGGCGAGACTGGCCGGATGTCGGTTTGTGAATGCATCAGAACCGCCGAAGCGAATGTTATTTGATACGGCACTATTAAAGTCATTGCTTGGACGTGATTCGATTACAGCAAGACATTTGCATCAGCGTGAATTTGAATTTATCCCTAAGTTTAAGTTAGTCATTAACACGAATTATCTTCCAACAATTACGGATGACACAGTGTTTTCAAGTGGAAGAATCAATGTGATCAGCTTTGACCGGCATTTTGAACCCCATGAACAGGACAAGCATTTGAAAGACCGATTGCGGGAAAAACGGGAATTATCAGGGATTCTTAATTGGTGTATCGAGGGATTGCGGTTGTATCGAAAAGAGGGATTAGAACCACCAGAGGCTGTAAAAAATGCAACAGAGGTATACAGGAGTGATTCTGATAAGATAGGAAGCTTTATTAATGAATGCCTAACAAAATCAGAACGTAACAGTAAGGCGAAAGATATATACGATGTATATGCCAAGTGGTGTGATTCAAATGGATATGGTACAGAGAACAAACAAAATTTTTTCGCGGAATTGAAGAACAAAGGTGTATTTTCAAATTCCGGAACTGTAGAAGGGAAAACAGTCAAGAATATTGTTAAGGGTTATATTGTCAACGATGATTTTATAACGGTTGACGATGATACAAAACTTCCATTTGATTAGTAAATGTGCAAAATGTGCAAATAATATGTAACCCTCTTATAAGAGTTATTTTTTGAATGTCACATGAAAAATGCATATTTTGCACAAATACAGTAAAATCAATAAATACAGAGATTATTAAAATTAGATTTAATCACATTTTCTTGTAACGTTTTTAGAAAGCAGGTGTAGATGATGGACTATTTTTCAATGTATGGGGATGTATGGAAACTTCACAAAAAGTATATTGATGGAGTCAAAACAGATGATACGGCATTTTGGAAAAGCATAGTCGATGAGGCTGATGAATTAACGACCAAGTATGATCGATGCAAATTTATTGTTAATTTAGTTATGACGGAATTGGAAGAATTTGAGAGGATTTATAATGAACAAACAAAGTAAAGAATACAAACAATATATGAAATCTGATGAATGGGAGCAGAAGAGACAGGAACGCATAGCCATTGACCAAGGTTGTGTAATGTGCGGCAGACCTATAGAGAAAATCAAAAGTGTGCAAGTGCATCATGTCACTTATAAAAATTTAGGGAATGAGGATGTTTTGACAGATATATGCACTTTGTGCGGCTCTTGTCACAGAAAGATACATAATTTCTATAATCGCAAGAGGGCGTAAAGGCTAAGTTGGACGGGCATAAGTAACATCATAAAAAGATAATGAAAAATAATTAACAGCCAATGACGGCAGAAAGTAGGAAAATATGGCAAGAAATAATTATCCACAAGCCGGACTTGATAATATGGAACCGGCAGCAGTACAACAAATTGTTGCATCACTGAGGGAACTGCATGAATTAGGCAGACCAAAAACGGATGAAGAGGTTGCTAAGCGGATTGATGATTATTTTGATCTTTGCCAGAGATCAAGCATTAGACCGGGAGTGGAATCTCTTTGTATGGCATTGCATATCAGCAGAACAACGCTTTTCCGATGGAATAATGGTGAGGATTGCAGTTCATACCGACAAGAATTAATACAATCAGCGAAAGCTTTTATCGGTGCGTTTCTTGAGCAGGCAATGTTAGGAGGAAAGATTTCTCCACCTTCCGGGATCTTCCTTATGAAGAACTGGTTATCGTATAAGGATGCAATTTCTATCGAAGAAGCGGTTCCGCATGAAGAACACGGACATGCGCTTACTGCTGCCGAGCTTCCAATTTTAGGAGAAAAGAAATTGTCCAGTAAGGATTTACTGCCCAAATTGAATGAGATGGACATTACACAGAATTAACAACAATGCTTTGATTATGATGTGGCAGAAGCTATAGCTGGATCAGATACACAGATTGCCGGTACCGGGTTATGAAGAAAGGAATGATGAGGTATGAATAAGAAATTACCACAGGCAATGATTGTAGGAAAAGATATCCGTTGTCCTGTATGTGGGCGTAAATGGGGAGAAATTCATGGGGCTGGTGAGATTATTAAGAATTATGAAGTACGTTGCCCACGCAAATATCATGGCACATGCCATTCGTTTGTTGTAAATATTTAATGATTGGAGAGTGATTATATATGTTAAAGGTTGGATTTATTATTCCATTGATTATTATGAATGTACTGCTGCTCATTATTGTGATTGATTTTTGGAAAAATTGCAGGAGTAAGGCGGCAAAAGTTGGATTTGGTATTATGTTAACGGTATATGTTCTTGATATTTTATCACTGATTGGAGGTGCAGTATGTTAGATCGTAGAAAAACATTGTGTAATGGTAAAATCGTTGTTATCAATTTTAAAAAGTTAAACCCGCTCGATTTTGAGCCGGTGCATCATTTAGACGAGAGAAGCATTAAAGACGAACTTGCCCTGTGTGCGCCAGATGGTCGCATTTACATAAATTCAAAGAAGAACGAATCAGGGATTGTTTCAAGTGTGTTTGAACTTCTTATGAAAGAAACCAAGCAAACCCTATTAGAATATCAAATTTTTATAGGAAAGCAGTATCCAAATATTAAGACATTTGATGATTTTATCACATGGTCAGAGAAAAATAAAGATGGCGAATCCCGTGTACAGGTGTTTACACTTCTTATGATTCCGATTGAGTTACGACGGCGTGAAATTGAACATTCTTATAACGGGAAGATTGTTGATTTTCCATCATAAGCAATTGCAATAGCCATATTAATCATTGTATAATTTAAAAGAGAGCACAAGATGCCGTAGTACAAGGAAAAATCCGAGGTATTACGGCATTTTTCATATATAGATGCCAGATTCCATTGAGAACAGAGCACAAACCCTAAAAGGTGGTGTAGTAAATCAATGGAGTTAGAAAGTTTACAAATACAAATCACATCTGATGCTCATAATGCCACAGCCGCTATTAACAATTTAATAAGTCGGCTCACTTCTTTGAAAACGGCATTGAGTGGATTCAATAACATTTCTTTTGGAAATATCGTGGTCAGTGCTAATAGTGTGAATAACAGCTTTCGGTCATTAACGACTACAATATCAAATTTATCACAAAATATGAGAACTGCTAAAAGCAGCATGACGGAATTAGGTGGAAGATTATCTGAGATCAGAGTTGATAGTTCTGCGGCATCTTCTATAGAGACTGTTGCTGCAGCAATTCGCAAGCTCGGTAGCAAAACAATGGTGACTGCAACACGAAATTTACCGGAGTTAACGGTTACTTTGAGAAATTTTGCAAAAGAGATAAATGAACTTGGAATTGTAAATTTTGATACAGCCAGTATGACGGGGGTTATCTCATCAATAGCAAAGCTTGGAGGCAAAGCATCTACACAGGCTACAAAGAATCTGCCTACGATTTCTGCACAGTTGCAGAATTTTGTTCGACAGATGAATCAGATAGGCTCGTTTAGCTTTGATATGATCAATCTTTCACAAATGGTTGCCGCCATTGGAAAACTGGGTAGTGTGGCATCTGGAAGAGCAGTAAATAACATTCCTCTGCTTGCGAAGAATCTGAAAGAGTTGTTCGTTACTCTTTCAAGTGCACCAAATGTCAGCGGAAACATCATCCGTATGACGGAAGCTTTGGCAAATCTCTCCACAGGATTGGGGCGGACACGGAGTGCGACCAGCAATGCATCAAGTGGGATGAATTTATTTGGTAAAAATGTCGACAGTGTACGGATCAAGTCTTTTTCCCTTGCGTCTGCAATCGGAAAAGTGTATGCAACATACTGGGCTTTATTCCGCGGATTTAGGCTACTTGGAGATGCTATTGACATATCATCCTCACTGACAGAGGTTGAGAACGTTGTAAGGCAGACATTCGGGCAATATGAAAGCCTAATTAACAATTTCGCAAAAACATCAATTGAAAAATTTGGTATGTCCGAATTGTCCGCAAAACAGTTTGCAAGCCGTTTCCAAGCAATGGGAACTGCCCTTGATATTCCGCGGGGGAAAATGGCAGATATGTCTATTCGGTTGACAGAATTAGCCGGAGATATGGCTTCATTCTATGATGTGAGTCAAGAAGATATTGCCAAGAGTTTGCAATCTGTATTTTCCGGTACTACGGCACCTATGCGGCGTTATGGTATCGACTTGACACAGGCAACATTAAAGGAATGGGCGTTAAAGCAAGGACTTGATGCGAACATTTCCTCAATGACGCAGGCTCAAAAAGCTATGTTGCGTTATCAGTATGTGCTTGCGCATACAACCAATATTACCGGAGATTTCGCACGTACAGCAGATACGTGGCATAACCAAATAACCATGCTTAAAGAGAACTTCAAAGCACTTGGAGCGGTTGTTGGTAGTGGTTTAATCAATGCATTTAAGCCGTTTATCAAGGTACTTAACGCGGTTCTGCAAAAGGTTATTTCCTTCGCAGAAATGGTCACAAACGCTTTAGGTTCTATCTTCGGATGGAAGTATGAAGCAAGCAAAGGGGCAGGAATCAGCGGCCTTGCTGATGATATTGGAAGTGCATCTAACGGCATGGACGATTTAAGTAATGCTGCAGGAAGCGCAGGAAAAAACACAGGCGGTATCGCAAAAAATGCCAAGAAAGCAAAAAAGGAAATCCAACAGGCAACGCGTGCATTTGATGAATTAAAGGTTATTTCAAAGCAGAGCAAAGATAACACCTCCGGTTCTGGAAGCGGTGGAAGCGGTGGAAGTGGTGGCGGTTCTGGCTCTGGTGGTTCTGGTGGTGGAGATACCGGGAAACTAGTTCAGACCGACACGATTTTTAAGAAATTCAAAAGCGACATCAAAGACCTTGAAGGACTTGGAAAGGCAATATCCGGTTCCCTTGTTAAAGCCGTTGGAGGCATTGAGTGGGATAAAATATACGCTAAGGCATCCGGCTTTGGAACAGGACTTGCGGAGTTCCTTAACGGTTTGTTTTCAGAAGATAAAAATGGAAATAGCGTATTTACCGCAACTGCTGATGTTATTGCAGGAGCGTTAAATACTGCAATATTCGCATCAAAGGGATTTACGGATAAATTTGATTTTAAAACATTTGGCAAGAATGTGGCGCACGGATTTAATCGGTTTTTCAAGAAATTCAAGTGGAAACAATGTGCAGAAGCTATCAACGGATGGGTTGATGGATTTTGGAAGTTTGTCCGAGGATTCTTTGATGATTTGAGTTGGAAAGATGTATTCAACGGATTAAAAACATTTTTAAAGAATCTAACACCGGAAAGCCTTGCTACAATACTTATGTTTACCGGCGGTAAGCTTGCGCCTATAGTATCGTCTGCACTTTGCTCTATACTAGGGTTTACAAGCGGAGGAAAAGGCGGAAAAGGTGGAAAAACTTTCAACCTCAACGGTCTTGGATTGGCAGCGTTTATTGCAACTATAGGTTTTCAATTGTCTGAACAAAAGGCAGATTTTACATCCTCTGTTGTAGAAGCATTGGCGGCTGGTGGAGCGGCGTTTTATATGTCGGGCGGAAATCCATATTTTGCGCTTGCCGGAGTAACGGTTTCAGTTGGAATTTCTCTTGGAAAGTTTTTTGTTGAAAAAAGCGATAAAATGAAAAAAACAATCAAGGACTTTAAGAAAAAAGTTGACTTGATGCTTGGAAAAAAGGTTACAGTAACCGGATGGGATGGAAAAAAGAAAACGCTTAAAGTTCCAAAAAGCCAAGAAAAAAACAAGGTCAAAAAAAATGCTTATCCTTCAGATGACGAGTCCAAAAAAAGATTGGCTGAGAATACGGATTGGTATAGAAAACAAAAAGAAAAAAAAGAAGCAGAAAAGAAATTAACAGCAGGGATGCCGGATGAAGCGCGCAGGTTTGCGAATACGCAAAAAAGAAATGCAAGGGTAAGAGCGGAAAATAAGAAAAAAGTTGTATCCAACCGTCCAATTTCCGGAATTTCTTCTGTGGTAAGCGAGTATGCAAAATCAAAGCCGCAGAAAATAAAGCTAAAAGCAGAAATAATATCTGCTGATGACAAAATTAAAAACAAAAAACTAAAAGGATTTACGGCAGGATTGGAAAAGGGAAAGGATGGAATAAAACTAAGTGATAAATCGTTAAAGAATTTTACAGCAAATTTATCGAAAAACAAAGATGTTATTCCAACCAAGAATAAATCTTTAAGCAATTATCTTGCAAATATATCCAAAAATAAGGACAAGATAAAGTCAAGTGATAAAACACTGGAAAATTACACGGCTAGTTTAACAGGAAACAAAGATAAAATACCTGACAAATACAAGAGGGTAAGCAATTACACCGCGGAGCTTATTGCAAATAAGGACAAGATTAAAAGAAGTGATAAGACATTAGATCACTTTACAGGCACTCTGACGAGGGTAACTGATAATATAAAGCCTGCAAACAAAAGACTTGGTGGATTCACTGCACTCATAACCTCTTTTGTGAATAGAATTAAAAATGCAGTATTAGACTTCACGGCTAGACTTACAGGAAAGAGTACAAAGAAAGCGGATGGCGGCGTATTTTCCGGTGGAAGTTGGAAACCGATTAAGAAATACGCAGTCGGTGGATTGCCAAACATGGGACAGATGTTCGTTGCAAGAGAAGCGGGACCGGAACTTGTCGGAACGCTTGGCGGTCATACGGCAGTAATGAATAACGATCAGATTGTATCGTCCGTTTCTGTCGGAGTTGCACAGGCTGTAAAGGAAGTGATTCAGCCACTTTTAAAGACAAGTGTAGGCAATAATCGACCGATTCAGATTTCACTTGACGGAAAAGTTATCTTTGATAGCACACGCCAAAGCGCAAAAGAATACTTTAATCGTACCGGAATGTCCCCATATCCGGTATAAGCGTAGACACTCCGATTCACTTGTGATATAGTCAATATATCACAAGCGAGGAGGGCTATGTAATGAAAAAAATTAAGAATTTTATTTTGATGCTACTAACGTTTACAATTATTTTTGTATCAATACCGGTATCGTCGGTTAATGCAAGCAATGATTACCTGACATCGTTTACTGTTTCTAAAAAAGTGATTTACAAAGGAAACGGAGTAAGCGTTTCTGTGGATAAAGCTAAAAAGGGAAGCAGAAACGTAGAAATTACGTTTGTTGTAAAAAATAATTCAAAAAAAGATTATAGTATTGCCGCACATGAATACGCTGTTAATAATCTAATGGCTGGGGGAAGCACTTACGGTTCTGATGTTGATGTACCTAGCGGAAATAAGGCGAGATTTACTATTTCAATCAGCAAGGATTGGTTTAAGCAAAACGGAATAAAGAATTTTAAAAAACTTGATATAATGTTTTGGGGATACTATGATCATATGAAAGAATGGGAATCTCCAAAAGTATCTTTTTCGACAAATAAGGACAATGGAAAAGGATATTATAAGCCTAAAAAAACGCCAAAAGTATCTGATGATAATATAGATATTGGGTATGTTTCAAAAAAATCAGATACCTATACGTTTTATGTAAAAAACAAAACGGATATGGAAAGACGATGGAGTGTCGAAAATTGTTCCGTGAACGGTTGGGCTTATGACCTTGGTTCTGCAAAGTATGATTTGTATAGTGAACCTATATTAAACGGTTGTTATGCTGTTTTTGAATTACCTATAGATAAGGATTTTAAAAAGGAAAATTCCATTAAGAAAATAAAGAAAATTGAGTTTGACATCGAATTTGATGGTGGATTTGACGATGATTACAATCATATAGAAGAGATTAAATCGGATAAGATTACCGTAAAATTTTAATATACATTATAGTCCGCGATAGAATGTGCCTTATTTTAGGGCTATCATATGATATAAATAATGCTACTTGTTTTTTGGAACGTGTCGTGTTATAGTTAATGTAAATAAAAGAGGAACAATTGCCCACAAGTGGTTGACCTCACAAATTGGTTAGAAAAATCCACCCTGGTACTCGGTCAAAGTTGGGGTGGTTTTTCTATGCTTTAAAACACTATCTGATAAACGTAAATACGAATGTCAGTAATGCAAGAATGAACAGACCAAAGGTCATGAGGTCTTTAAAATCAAATCTCTTGTTCATCAGCACCACCCCCATCCTATGTAAAATAAAATAGAGGACAGCCACCCTGCAACACAATTGTTCCATAGTTTGTATTTTATCATATCTATGTAAGTATTGCAATCAGGGCAAAATGTTTTGGAGTGTATATTTTAGTATCAAAAGAAACGTTCGCAGGAATAGTATTAAAACTTGTTGACAACAACAATAATAGGACATATAATAACAGTATTAAATCTAACGAACAATAAAATTGATACTAAAGGAAGGCGTATTATGTGTATATATGGGTATTGTAGAATCAGTACAAAGCAGCAGAGTATTGAGAGACAAATTAGAAATATTAAGACCGAATATAATACGGCGGTTATTGTAACGGAAGCTTATAGTGGAACTACGTTGAATCGTCCTGAGTGGAATAAACTATATAAGAAGATAAAGGAAGGAGATACCATCATATTTGATTCAGTGTCTCGAATGAGCAGAAATGCAGACGAAGGATTCTTATTATACGAGGAATTGTATAATAAGGGGATTGAACTTGTGTTTCTTAAAGAACCCCATATTAATACAGCTACATATAAGAAGGCGTTACAGAATAACGTATCAATGACAGGGACAAACGTCGATTATATTCTTGAAGGAATTAACAAATATTTGATGGCATTAGCAAAGGAACAGATCAAACTCGCGTTTGAGCAGGCGCAGAAAGAAGTGGATGATCTGCACCAGAGAACTAAGGAAGGAATAGCCACGGCACGGCTTAATGGCAAACAGATCGGGCAGAAGCAAGGAGTTAAGCTGATTACGAAGAAATCTATCGAAGCAAAGAAAAAGATCAGAAAATATAGCAAAGACTATGAAGGGCAACTATCAGATGTTGAATGTATGCAGATGATAGGACTTGCAAGGAATACCTATTATAAATATAAGAGAGAAATGAAAGAAGAATAGAGAAAGAATAAGCAGGATCAAAAGTGGTTCTGCTTATTTCTTTGTTTGGGGAGGGGGTCTGACAGAATAAACACAAACTGGCTACTAAGTCGCTCAAATTTGTCTCAAAAAATAAAAAGACATTTATTTTACTTTGATACATTATATTTAAACAAACGCATATATAATAATGAAGAAAGGATAATTCGTTAAGGAAAACTTTGATTATTGGGCATTCGTCATTGATGAGGATGAACGACGTAAGTTAGACTTACCCCGTCAAGGAGAAACTTGGTTTGTTACTGAATCCGGCTTATACGCAGTAATTCTTCGGAGTGACAAGCCGAAAGATGTATTTTGCCGGAAGTGATGTTGCAAAAGCGTTAGGTTATGCAATATCTCATAAAGCAGTACAAACTCATTGCAAAGGGGTTCTAAAATGGAACATTCACACAAAGAGCGGAAACAAAGACGTTTTGTTTAGCGGGATGTATGCAAGGCATTAGGAATAGCCAATGTGGGCAATGTAAAAAACAGGTTATCCGAAAAGGGTGTGCGTACTATTCCTACCCTTATATCCGGTGGAGAGCAGAACTTACTTTATATCAACGAACCAAATCTTTATAAGGTAATTTTCCAAAGCAGGAAAGAATCGGCAGAACGTTTTACAGATTGGGTAGCAGGAGAGGTTCTTCCATCAATCCGCAAGACTGGCAGTTACAACAAGCCTATGACCACCGCAAGAAAGTTGTATGCATTCTTGGAAATGGATAAAAGTCATTATTCCAGATGGGTGAAAGCAAATATTGTTGATAATGAATTTGCTACTGAAAATGAGGATTATTTTTACTCGCCATCAATGGCGAATGAAAGTAGCCGGGGCAATTTTGCTGATGATTACAAACTCACAGCCCATTTCGCAAAGAACAGATGGAACAGCAAGAAAGGGATTTAATGACAACAAAATAAGAAACTCTTTATTTTAAGAAAAGATTACTTTGTCCGAAATTCGGATGAATCCAAGGGAAATTTAGTGTGACCGCTTCGAACGATATGTATCTTGTTTATAAAAGGTAAAACATGGTGCATAATGTTAGTACATAGCATACAAGTAGCACACAAATAACTCGGAAAACATACAAAATAAAGGGTTGCAGTATCTGTTGAGGAAGCTGCAAAGGCTGGTAAGTTCTAAGAAACACAGTAAAATCAAGGGCTATCGTGGTTTACAATGTTCCACGGTAGCCTTAAATTTTGCCACGTAGGACGCACGTAGGACACAAACGGTAGGACGCAAATTTCCCGCCGGATTTTAGATATAAAAAGAGGGTGTCCGGAATACAGACACCCTTAAGCGTTTTATTGTAACGGTTAGGATAATTTTGTTTGATTATGAGCTTGCCTTCTGTGATTTTAGGGCTATCATATGATATAAATAATGCTACTTGTTTTTTGGAACGTGTCGTGTTATAGTTA